TCGTCCTTGATAACAAAGTTCTGCGTGTCAACTAACACAGGTGTCATTGTAGCGTCATCACCAATTATGAAGACGTCATTTGAACGACAAAGCGTTTGTAACAATTCAAACTCACCAACGCTAATCCAGTCGCTATTTATTTGCAGTCCTTTCGTTGTTGTAACGTATCTGTCCGTTGTTCCTCTATCCCAAGCATTAAAAGTAAACGATGCCGTGTTGTAACTTCCAACTACTTTTTGGTATTGCTTACGATCGTAGTTGAACGACAACTCACTTTTCTTCGTGAAGTTAAAGTAATCAGTCCCACCGCAAGTATTCGTCCAACCCAAACGCACATTGTCAAAGCGACAATCGTCAGCGACAATGTAAAAACAATATACGCGTGAATAAGGGGTGTAAATAGGTAGTGCAATCGGTGTACCTGCTTGTATCGTGTAGTATTTGACATTGGTAAAGTCTGCTCCGTCATTGATTAAATTTTGTGGATATGCACCCAAACGATTAACCGAATTAGTATCTGTAAACAAAGTGTAATTAGTTTGCTCAATTAACGTATTGCTGTTGTCGTATGTTGACACAAATAAATCTGTTGCATCGTTGTCAACTAAAAGTCCGTTGTTGCTTAATGAATACAACTGTCCAAAGTCAGCTAATCGTGTTGGTATGTACACCCAATCGGTCGACAAACCTCTTGCTGGTGCTTCACTCCATTTGTGTGTGTCTGTTGTGCGTTCGCTTAATAAGTATTTGTTTATACCGTTTAGCCCATAGCGTCCGTTTGGGTTCGGTTTGTAACCGTCGCTTACTTGGTATTCAGCGAGGAAAGCGTAAACATCATCAATGTCAGCCATACCGCTACCGCTAACGGTGAATACTCCGTCAACTAACCATCCTTCTTTTATAGTGCATGAGATAAATGCAACACTTGAATACTCGTGATTTATTCCTTCGTTAGATGCGCCTGCATCGTGTTGTAGTTGCTCACGGAATATCGGTGCTAAATCCAACATTCCTTTGTTCGAAGCGTTAGGTTGTACGTTGACTTGGAAGCTACCGAAGTCGAACACGAAACGAAAGCCTGCGTTGGCTACGTTGTCGCTCGATGCGACAAGCATCAATCTTTGTCCGACTGGAGTGTATTGGTAAGGTTGGTCTTCTATTGTAATTGCCATTGTATTTTTTTATATGTCGTTTAATCCTTCTAAACTTGCTCCAAAATCTTTACCGTAAGCATCTGTAATTTTGGCTTTGTATTCGTCCCAAATGTTATCCATCGCATAATCAAATGCGTGCCACCCCTTGATTCCTTCTTTGCCTATCTTGCGAGCAATCAAAAAAGCGACTTGTCTTTTAAGTGCTTCCGTTGGTTTCTGAAACTTACCGCTTTGTTTGTCGCGTAACTTAATCGGCTTAATTCGCATCCAGTCAAGTATCGCGTCAATGGGCGGTTGCTTTCCTGCCTTCCTTCCGTTCTCACGCGCAAGGAAATACTGCGATGCCTTGCCTTTTGCGTAGATTGAAATGTTGATGTTTTGCCCTTTGATTTGCAACCTATACTTCAACGACTTTTCGAGCGTACCACTTGCTACCGCGTTGGTGTAGTTCTTACCTACCTTCCGCTTAAGACGATAGTCGGACTGCATTAACTCCACAAAGCGTTTAGCCATATCGTTCACCACAGCGAAGAAGTTTGGTGCGCTCTGTTCGTTAGCCATTTGTTTGTTTATTTATATAGCTCAGTTATCCAATCTTCTATGTTTTCAAAAGATTGACCTTCAATAGTTATGCTTGTGTCAAAAAAGGTTTCTCCAAAATTTGTAGGGATATGACATTGCGTTTCAGACAGTATTTCAGGAGTTCCCTCTGCTATTGTGTAAGTCATAGGTAAACCGTCTAATTGAAAAGAGTTGTTGTTTTTAGTTATATTCATCGTGAGTAATTTACTGTTACAGAATGCAGTATACCTGATTGATTAATACCTATACATAGGTAAGGAAATCCTAAAGGGTTATTAAGTGTAGCTACTGTGCTAAAGGTGCGAAGTGATAAGTCATTACTATTATCAAACGGATCTAATGCCATTAAAACATAGCTTGCTACTGCGTTCCTCGTTAAAATAAATGTTTTTTCAACACATATACTATCAAGACCTGCTGCGAAATTTACTGGTGTTATATCAAAAAAGCCCATAGCAAGAGCACCACTCAAACTTACTGAAGAAGGTGATGCGTAAAATCTAAATCTTGTATTAGACGTACCTTGTGTAGCTTGAAATATAGCACTAGCTTTCATTATATTACCCGTAGTACTACTAGCTGTTTGAACTAATGGATAAGGACTACCAAATAAAAAAGTAATTCCAGTTCCTGCAGCTGCTTTATAAGTATTAATAATGGTAGGAGCTTGATAAACCTCAACTCCACTACGACCTCCTACTACTATATCTCCACTACCAAGCAACGAAGTTGAGTTAATAGTTTTTATATTAGTACCACTTACGAGTGTAGGTTGAACTGCTACATCCCCGCTACCTAAAAGAGTCGTGCTATTAACTGTCTTAATATTTGTGCCGCTTACAAGAGCTGCCTGCTTATTGTTGAAAGTGTTAAAGTTAGTTGAAGTCAAATAACCATTAACTGATGTTGTAGCAGCAGCCATACTGATAGCAGGTGTTGCTCCACCTGATGATACAACAGGAGCAGTTCCTGTTACTGATGTTACACCGCCTGCTACTACTAAATCACCACTACCTAAAACGGAAGATCCGTTGATAGTCTTAATGTTTGTTCCGCTAACAAGTTCAGCCTGCTTGCCGTTGAACGTAGTCCAATCAGTAGAACTCAAAGCACCTCTATTAGCTGCTGAAGCAGTTGGTAGGTTGAAGGTGTGTGTGCTTGTCGCAGACGAGATACCGAAGTCTGTTCCTGTTGTTCCCGTTGCGAAGTTCTGTACCTGTGCCGTTAAGCCATTTAACGCAGTCAATCCCGTTGAGAATGTAGTTATTACTTGACCAAGATGACTGTTCTCAGTATGGAGTTTAATCGTCCTTCCTGAGTTGTTGACGTAGATTCTAACCGCTAATCTATCGGTTAAAGCTAACGTCGTTTGTGGTACTGCTATCGCGCTAACGTAAAGGTCAGTTACTGTTCCGTTCGTTATACCTTCAGGAGTAGCCGAGTTAGACGCTATTAAAGACAATGTCGTTCCGTTCCATTTATACAACTCGATATAAAATGAAGGAGTGCCACCTGAACTTGATGCGCTGAAGTACGTTTCAAAGTTCCAATTTCCTGCTGGTATCTCTAACAAGTTTGGAACATTAGCGTCTGTGATGAAAGATTGAATGTAGCCATTCGTTGCAATCGTGAAATCTGTTCCTCCACCTATGATTGGTGTTCTGTCCATTTCTCTAAAAGCAACACCGCCAAATGTACCTTGTGATACCGAACCATTCAAATAGAATGACAATGATCCACCGCCACCCGTTGACGCAGGAAAGTTGGCAAGGCTTCCATCACCTCTCACATATTGCGATACTGTTCCTGTTGGATCGTCAAATTTAGCGTCTAATGCGTTTTGCAAGTCGGTCTGACTGGATAGCGTTCCTGTAATTGAACCCCACGTTATCGAAGCAGCAGCAGGTGTTGCCTTGATATATAAATTGTTTATCATAATTGTGTAATGTTTAAGTTTACTACTGATGCGATTGACGATGTTATTAGAAGATCGTCACCTAAGGCAATCGAAGTTCCAAAAGTATAAGCACTTCCGTTCTTGGTTATTGTTATTGTCGGTGCGTTCTGTACGTTTGTTACGCTATCAATACTACACGAGTATGGCGCAATAAATATAGCTGATTGATAATCTAAGAAATCTACTGTCCACATAAATGTAAATGAAGGTTTGTTGTCTAAGTCGTCATAATCGTTTGAGAAACCAACCGCGCTAATGCTTGTAATGTCAGCCTTCAAAAGTATTTCTTCTTCTAATGCGTCAATGGCTGCTTCGATGTCGATTATCGTTTGACAATCTCCAATAGTTTCGCATGTCAAACCGATGTTGTCAGTAGTCAAATACCAACCGCGTACCCCTGCTCCGTTCGTTCCATAGTAATAGTTCGGTAAAGGTGCTGCTTCGTCGTTGACAAGACTAACGTTTCCGTTCTCGTCGCGTGTAATACTATCAATGAAGGTCAAGATTGAACTTGGTCCACCGCTTCCACTTTCAAAAAAGTCGTTCCACTCCGCAGGTATGCTGCACGCGTCCCAATAGTAAGGGACAAGTAAATCTAAACTAATTGTCCAACCTGTCAGCGTATGTTGAAATTCTTCAAGGAATGGTTCAAGACTTACATTCTGCACGGTAATCAAATCACCAAACAATACACGGTGGTTTGTAATCTCAGCAACTAAGTCTTCTGCAATTCGTTGAAGGTCGGAAAGAACTTCGCGCTGGTACTCAGGTTTATCTTCTTTGTCGCGTGGAAGGTCAGCAAGGACAATCTGAAAACTAAACGTCTTCATACCTTTCGCGTAAGTAACGTTTGAAGGTACAACGTGCATGAATGGATATTCACCAAACTTCTCTAAGTCAGATACTTCAATCTGTCCGTGAGAGAATCTTTTAAGAATAAAGTGTCCAGACGCAAATGCGTGGAATCTATCTATGAGCGCGTTGTAGCTTTGTACGTTCGACATAATTGTAGTCTATTAGGTAAGTCATATATGTAAATATCTCCCAAGCACTTTTTTCCGTAATTGAATCTAATTTAGTTATGTCACGTCCACATGCTTCCATAAAAAGATGATACCAACCGTAGCGACCAAGCACTTGGTTTAGGTTGTCTCTGTCTTCAATTGCTCCGTCAGTTCCTGTGTCAACTTCTTCACCTCGTTCTCCAAATAGTCGAGCGAAGTGTTGCTTAGTTCGTTGAGCAAAGTCGAAAAAAAAAGCATCGCACCGTTGAATTGTTCGAGCGTCATCTGCTCAACGTAGCCTTCAACGAGTTCTCTATTTGCTTTGCCGTGTGGAACGATTGTGTACTTCGAACCCACGCGCTTGTCTATTGGTCTGTAAAGCGTTCCCATAATCTTGACCATGTTCTCTCCAACGTTAGCAGCCCACGTTGAAATGTCAGCGTACTCACCCATACTGATAGAGTATAGGTCAGGGATAAACCCGAAGTCCTTGTCTTTGATAGTTATCGTTTCAAAGAACTTTGCTGATTCATTTAACAACGTTCCTTCAAACGCTGCGAGTAATGTCGGCAAGTGTTGGAAGGGAATCTGTTCCGCCTGTTCTTTCAGTAGGTTACTGATGCTAACCAACTTGTCGATGTCGTTCTTCGCGCTGTGGTAGTCAACGTATTGCTTGACGCTTATGCTTGAATAGTCAGCTGGTATTGATACTTTTATACTCATTTATTCGTATTTATTCGTTTAAGATCCGCAATACAAACACCCTTCGTCGTCGTCGTCTATCGTGTTCGCTTCGTTATGCACCCTGATTGCTTCCATTTCAACCTGCTCTTTCGTCCACTCTGGGTGAAAGGCTGAGATTTGAGATTTGAGAAAGTTTAATTTGTTATCGCTCATGATTTGTAGTTTACAAGTGTTGCGTCTATGCCTTTATCTTTTAACTCATTCACAACGTCAGGGTTATTGTCGTAGTGTCTACGGATGCGGTTGCTTACGATGAAGTCAATCTTTGCGCTGTTGCTTCCTGTCAGCTTCACTCGGTTGTGTGAGATGCCTAACTCGTCCGCTACTTCGTAAACTGCTTTGCTTAGTCGTGGACTTCGAGCGGTAACTATGTAGACCATATACCCCTTTGAGATGAATCGTTTAGCGAGTGCTTTGCCTTGTGGAGTAGAAAGAGTACCGTCAAAATCAAACGAGATACGTTCTTGCGCGTTTAGGTTGCGTCTAATCTTATCTAAATAGTTCATTTGTTATCTTTGTATGTTGCGATACAAACCGCATAACGTTGAGTTGAATCTGTGTATTCAGCAACCATCTTTTCGTCGCTCATACAACGAACAATAAATTCGTCTTTTGGTTCTGTGGGTGTTGGTATTGGTATAGGCATAGTTACAATTTGTCGTTTATTATTATTTGCACAGGTGCTTCACTATCTCCTGCGTGAACCGTTCTCGCTTGTTTAGGTTTGAAGTATTCGAGCATCATCAAGTAATTGTGCAAGTAATCTTCGTCATCCATTGAATGAAGAACAGTCATAGCACGTTCAGCACCTTGCGTCACGACGTACTCACCAAGTTGATGCCACATTATTGTCCGTTCGTTTTGTGAACCGACAGGTCTGCCCTTTGGATTGTTTGTTTTGCCTTTTGGTAACCCCATCTTTTTCTAAACTTTTGATGTTTACTAAAATGTAAATATAAGAACTACCCCAATTTACTTTTGTAATGGTTAATAAGTTGTTCCATTCTGCTATCATAGTATTTCGAGAACGTCTTGAAGCCGTCGTTGTCTTGTTCGAATAGTCTGAATAGAACACCTCTCAATCTTTGTGAGGGCTTCTTTAACGTATCTTCAAGTTCACTCTTTAATGATTCTACTGCGTCTAATTCTTCGCGTTTAAAGTCCTGTGATAGCTTGAATCTGACTAACAGTATCTTCACCAGCAGCCATGAAGTCTACATAAGTTCCGAGCGTTTGGTCGCTGTACTTAGTGCTTATTATTTTATCACTCATCTTGACCTCCGTAAGTTTCGTTGTAGTATTGTTCTGCCTTTTCACTTTGACATGACGCAAACGGTTGACCTGCAATATGAGAATTTAATAACTGATCTTTCTCTATTTGCTTGGCTTGGTTATAAAATTCATCTAACATTCCTTGAGTTATTCTAATATCACCAAGACCTAAATGGTAATTATGATTGTGAGCAAGTTGTCTTAATTCTTCCATAAACCATTCAACCGCAGTTTGTTTACTCATATGTTTGTACCATCAATAGTTATGTTAATGCTCTTTATCTCAGTGCTCAGCTCTTGCCTTTCGATATACCCTCGTTGCTTGCCCTGAGTCTTAAGGTAGAATATCACTGCTGATGTGTTAGGTGCATCCTTAATCGTTACTACCTCACCATCATGAGTTAATGCTTGGCGCTCTGCTCCCTCCATCAGCTTGCGTAACTGCTCCTCTGCAAAGTCTAAAGCTACATTCTTAAGTGAGTCTACTGCTGCCTTGTATTCAGAATCATCATTCATCCAATCGTAATGAGTCTGCCTATGTATTCCAATATCCTCAGCTGACTTAGTTACGTTGCCTAAGTTCTTTGTAAGTGCCTCATACATAGCAGCTTTTTTTATGGTAAGACTTTGTAAGTTCTCCTCACTCATGCTAACTTATTCTTGAAATGTGTTATTAACTGCTCCATCTTACTATCATAGTATTTAGCAAATGTAGTAAATCCTTCGTTATCAGCCTCATAAACTCTAAACATTATACCTCTTAATCTTTGTGATGGCTTCTTAAGTGTATCTTCTAACTCTGATTTAAGTGACTCAACAGCATCTAACTCTTCTCTTCTGAAGCTCTCATCTTTAAAAGCAAGATATCCGAACTGATTAGCTATTGTAAATAGTTCACTTGCTTGATTAGGTGTAAGTTCATTTGTTCCAAACGTCAGTTTAAGTGTTTTGTCCTTTCTTGTTGTTACTGCTTCTAATTGTGCTGGTATGATAATCATTTTATGTCATTAAATTTATAGTATGTCACTAAATATGCAAAGAAAAGAAAAGAACAAAGAAAACGTGTAAGCACTTTAAAGAAAGAACAAAAGAAAAAGCTCCCCCAAAAAGATTACTCTCGCCCTTAAAAGGGCAGTTGCACGATCCAAGCATTGATGTATTGCAAGTGTAGTCATTGGTTACTTCGCTTTGACTTACGAAGGCGGTTTGTGTTCTTATCCAGTTTGTTTCATTTAGTTCAAAAAAATAACCCCCAATTGTTTCTAGCCGCCAAGCAAAAACAAAAGGGGGTAATAAGTTATTACTTGGCTATACAAATATACGTTCGTTGATTCAAAGGTTGCCTTCAAAGTTTTAAGTTTCTAATTGTTCAAATCAACATCGACGTCCTTCATCGATTCAAGAAACGTGTTGATGTCTTTCTTCACGCAAGGCGGACACGTTGAACGCTCATTGAACGCTCCTGTTGCTTTGTCTTTATACGAGTAAAAGCGAAGCATATCTTTTTGCTCCAAACGTCCCTGCGCTTTCATATCGAGCAAGAATCGTTTGAACTCTATTTGTTCCTCAACTGAAAGAACACCGTCCCATTTAGATGCAGGACAAGAAGCGAACGCGAGTTTTGCCTTGACTGGCATGACGCAACCGCATAACTTAATTGACTTGCGACGGAATAGAACTTCGGTTTCTACTTCGTCACCTACTATTAAAGTTCCGCACGACTGCGTTGAAGATTCGAAGAATTTGCAAGCACGACAAATGTCTAACCTGCGTTTGTACTCATTGTGTTTTGCGAATAACATTTGCTCTTATTTTTTGTTTGATATTATCAATGGTTCGATAAAGGAAGGGGGTAGGTATTCCCGTCTGTTTAGATAGTTCACGATAGGTAAAATCTTCAAGTATGTATTCCTGAAAGATTAACCGTTCAAACTCGCTCAGTCGACTAATTAGAATGTCCAGTTGCTCGTTTGTCATTCGTGCGCCTAACCAAGTCTTGTCAACTTCGTGAGCGTAGTCTTTAAAGTCGCGTCGGTTTCTGTTCCACGCTATCGTCTGTTTGTAGAATGGCGACGTTGGACTGTTAACTGACAAATACATAACGCGAATAAGATAGAACTCAAAGTCGCCTGTATCAATTAATTTCTCAATGTGTTTACTACCAAACATAGAAAGCAAAGAGTCGTGCAAAAGATCCTCGTAAAATGGTTCTTTACGAGCAATGCTGTATGCTAACTCTTTGAAGTGCTTATACCGCCCTTCTATGTAATGGTCAAGTTTCACTCATTAAAGTATTCGTCTATTATCTTAATTGCTTCCTCGCTACCTTTACAAATATAAGACGCATAGCCTCTGTTTCTTAATTGTTCTTGCCATGACTTCTGCTCAGGCGACGCAACACCCCCTTTCTCTTTCTTCATCTCAATGGCAAGACCGAAGAACGATCCGCGTGGTTCGTAAATAAAGAGGTCGGGAAACCCTTTCACATATCCAGTACGTTTCATCTTGATCGCTTGCAAGTAACTTGTCCTCATTCCGCCCGCTGAAGCACAATAAAGCGCGTCTGGTTGTGATAAACGTAGGTACTTTATTACTATTTCTTGTTGATTCGCTTCGCTTTCAGGTGCAATTTTACGCTTTACAATACTTTTTTTGTAACTTTTTTTATATGTCTTAACGTTCATTTTCAATCATTTACAAATTATTTTCAATTTATTTTCAGTTTGAGTGTTGGATATTACAAAAGTTAGCATAGATTTGTACTCAACAAACAAACACAATCAAAGATAAACAAAAACAACTATGAAAAAACAACTACTCTACATCGCGATACTATTCGCAGGAATGTTAATCGCAGGAACGATTGACGAACAAACAAGACAACTAGAACAAACCCCAAACCACACAACAAAATGAAAGTAGAATTAATCGAAGAAGTAAAGTACAACGAAACAATTTATTGGGTTAAAGTTGACGGACTTTACGTTGCAAACAAAAAGACATACGAAGAAGCCAAAGAAGAATTTGATAAGGCTGCTACGTTTATTCCAACAATAACAATCTTAGAAACAAAAGAAATCTAAAATCAAAAACAAAATGAACAATGAAAACAAATGCAAAACTCCACTTCTATTTCCAGAAGACATCAATGAAATTCAAGAAGCTATTATTGTCGCCCAAAATTATTGGGGTGATAAGAGAAATGGAACATTGGATTGGGATTCGTATTGTGCGTTCCGAATTGACAAACTTGAACGAGTATTCAAGCACCTTGTTACAACGCATTGGAAAGAACTACCAAGCCCAACAAAAGAAATCTAACTTTGTTTGCGTTTCTTCGTCAGCGTCTGCTTACAACCTAACTCACAATGAGATAAGCGCCAACATTGAGAAACATCAAAAACTTTCAGAAGCACGTTGGAACGACAACTTAATTGAATACATTTGTAACCACTAAAATCAAATAACTATGTACTGTCCTAAAATCACTTACTGCTTTAGCGACGAAGATATCTCTGCGCTGAACGAAAGAATCAAAGCCATTGCAAACAATTACAACGACGACCAAACAGGTTGGTTCGAAGTAGACCAAGAACAAAACCTCGTGTTCATCGATGACCTCGACAATATGTACACAATCAGTTTGCGCGGTCGCTTCTGGAAGAACGACGATCCTGAGTTCGACTTGGACTACGTCACGTTAGAAAAGGACGGTGTTTCGTTTAGCTTCGACGTAAACATTTTCGACGATCATATCTAATGGGTTATTTCAAACGCATCAACGAACAGTCTGACCTTCACGAAAGTCAGGAAAGACACATTCAAGCCGATTACGAACTGGCTATAAAGTTCGAAGAATACTTAAATCAATTCAATAACAACAAAATAAACAACAACAACATGAGCATCATTGCACAACAAACAAACAACGGCAGCGGTGGACAAATAGTCCCTGCTGGAACACACGTAGCACGCTGCTACCAAATCATTCACATCGGCACTATTGTCGACACCTTTCAAGGTGAGGAGAAGCTGGTAAACAAAGTTCGCTTGGTATTCGAACTGCCTCTCGAATTAGCCGACTTCGGTAAAGGTGAACAACCATTTTCAATCGGTCGTGACTTTACTCTTTCAATGCACGAAAAGAGCGGATTGAGAGCGTTCGTTCAGGGTTGGTTAGGCAAAGCATTTAGCGACGCAGAAGCTAACAAATTCGATATCGCAACGCTGTTAGGTAAGGAAGGAATGGTTAACGTCATGCACCGCACCGCAAACACAGGCAGAACATACGCAGATATCAAAAGTGCTTCGCCACTTGTCAAGGGAATGATTTGCCCACCATTGGTTAACTCTGCTTTCCTTTTGGACTACGACAGCGAAGACTTTGACCTTCGATTCAAGATGTTACCAGAGTGGTTGCAGAACAAGGTCAGCACATCTGCTGAATTTAGCAACCGATTAGACCGCGCTGCGGATCAGATGAACAAGGCGAAACAGATGCTTGAAAAAAGCGGTTTAGTTTCTACTGACGAAACAGACGATATGCCATTCTAAATAATACGAGAGGGTTGAAATATACCCTCTCTAATTTTAACTTAATAAATCAAAACCAACAAAATGAAAAAATTAGTAACACTTGAAAAGAGAATCACTCAAATGCTGACAAACAACAGTTCATTAAGAACTAACAACAGAAAACTTTGTCTTGCTATTTGGAAAAAGGAAGCAAAAGAAAAAAAACTTGACTCTCCATTTTTTGTAGATTTTGTAGAAAATTATGGACGCGGTTCATTGACAAACGCTGACAATATCACACGTATCGCACGATTGGTCAAGCAATACAATCCAGAGTTACGCGGAACGAATGACAAAGACAACAAGAAGAAAGCGCAACTAATCAAACCACTATTAAAGAAATGAACAAGCAAATCTATTCAACTCCCTTTGGTCGCTTAGTCAAGATTAACTTCAAGACGCTGACTAACTTCAAAGCAGCGTTACGCATCAGCGATCCAACGGCACGTCTTTACGTCGCACACCCAGAGCGAATGAGAATCAAAGACTTCAACAACATTTGCTTACACACAGGATTGTCACGCGAAGAAGTATTCAGCACCTTTACACCTACCAAACTAATCAACGAAGAAAATGACTAACGAACAGATAAGAAACGAAGTCCTTGACATGATACCATTCAGACACATGGAACGCTTCGAGTTATTGTGGACGATGATTACTCCACGCTACGAAAGATTAACGAGTGAACAAATTGAAATGCAAAAGCAAATGGAAAACGAACGAGATATGTTTTGGTCGGCTCTGGAAGATGTGACGTGTTCAGTCTTGGGAGTTCCTTCACAGGCATTGTATAAGACAACAAGGAAACGTGAGATAGTAACCGCACGACAAATTATATTCTTTATCATTCGTCCTTGTTACGTTCTCTCACTTCAAAACGTAGGTGACCGATACAAGAAAGACCACGCTACTATTCTGCACGGAATTAAACAAGCAAGCGCACAGGTTGAGTGGGATAAATACTACCGAGCCAACGTGGAAAGAATTTGTTTTATACTAAATGAAATGGGTTATGCTAAACCAATGACTTTTTTTACTAAATTTGTCGAACACGTTGAGCATCAAAAGACACTCAGCGCAAAAAGAAAATCTAAAATCAAATAACTAAAACAATGAAAAGTGAACTAATTTTTTGTCCTAACTGCGAAAGCAAAGAACTTGGAGAACGAGTTGATGAAGTATTGCGCGACCAACAGCTTGAAGATTGGGACACCGCATACGAACACGTCGACGACGAAGGTGAAATTAAAACGTGTTTCGATTGTCAAGAATGGGACGACGCAGACGACGACGCAAAAGGCGAAGGGTGGGATTAAATAAAAACTAAAATGATGGAAACAATAGGTAGTGTTTTATTATGTATGCTAATGTGCATATCCATATTCTTTCTAATCTACATTGCTGTATGGACTCCTAAACAGAAGATGAAAGGTCATGCAGGTAGAGGTAAATGTAAATGTTGTAAAAACTAAAAGTTATGAAAAAATTTAAAGAAGCCTTATTACTATTTTGTATTCAAATAGTAAGCTACTCACTACTTTGTATAAATTATAGAGCAGTAGCTAACACAGACTACCACGAAGCAGCTGTAACTGATTTTATGTTAGCTTCACTCTCGTTTTTTATCATTAGAAAAATTGCAAGAAGTGAAGATGCATTGCATCAATGGGTTGGTTATGTATTAGGATCGGTATGCGGAAGCTACTTAGGAATATATTCATCAACCTTATTAAACTAAAAACTAAATAACTATGGAAAAGAAACAAACTGCATTAGATTGGTATATTGAACAAAATTTTAATAACATAGTTCAGCGTGAAACACAACAAATATCACAAAATGAATATGTTATAGCTTATAATAATTTACTTAACCAAGCCAAGCAAATGGAGAAGGAGCAGATGAAAGAAGCTGCTTTAGATAATGTTACGACCAATGAAAAATTAAGAAAAATATTTGAAATTCAATTTGAAGATTTTTACAACGAAACTTACGGAGGAACAAAATGATGCTAATACTACAACTAAAATATCGAATCGTTCAGCTTGAAGCTGCGATGCAAGAGCAGGAACAAAAGATAAATGATATTCTTATTCGCTTGTCCGTTCCAACCGCTCCAACGCTAATAGCAAAAGAAAAGAAGTCGCCATTCGTCAAACCAACGGTTGTTGAAATATACGATTACGCCTGCGAAAAACTAAACGACAAAGACGCGCTTGCATTTACCGAGAAATTTCATGCACATTATGAGGCGAACGGTTGGAAGGTCGGACGCAATCAAATGAAAGACTGGAAAGCTGCCGTGCGTAAATGGGACTTGTCTACATTCGTAACAACAAACCAAAACACTAAAATCAAAAATGGAAAATTCGATTCCGATGCTGCGCAACGCATCTACAACGACGCTCACAACTACACAAAGGGTTGATCGTGCGGAACGCGAAAGCGCGTTTGTTGCCGATTACGAACTACCTGCATTTGTCAAACTTTGCTCGAAGGTCTGCGCTATGTACGGCATCGCGCTTCCAGAAGCGCAACTATTGCAAATGTTGCATGAGTTCATAGGAAAACACTTTCGTTGGGTTACTTTTGAACACTTCAACTTAGCTTTTGAATTGAACGCTGCGAATGAACTGTCAAAGAAAACCGAACACTTTGGAGCATTGAGCGTGTCGTTCATTGGTGACGTGTTGACGCACTACAAACCACACCGCGATAAAGCGAATCTACAAATACAGCGTGAAATCGCAGAATCAAAAGAAGAACAAAACAAACAATTAAAAGAAAAAGAAATGGCGATAAACGACGATAGCTGGAGAAGAATGTTTGCGGAAGACTTGCACAACTTCAAGAAAGGAAAGTATACAGTTATCGAGATTCGCGCGGTGTCTTTGATGCGTTGGCTCGAAGAAAGCAAGATAATAAACGCTGACACCTTCACCGAAGAAGAATACCGCCTGTGCAAAGAAAACGCGAAGAAGAACATTTACTTCGAACAACAACTCGTTCAATCAATGGTTGAGCGAATGAGCGACAGGAAACGCCAGCTACTCAAAGAATCAATTCGTTTCGAAGGTATGCGTGAGTTGTACAAATTATACTTGTCAAAGCAATGAGCCAGTTCACATTTAACGAACAAGGTGTTTGCGAGAATCCTATTTTGAAAACTTACAAATGTATTAAGGGTTATGAAGCGCAGGTCAACACCGCTATTGTTCAGAACGGAAATTGGAGTTATTCAATTAGGTTTCAAAGCAAGGATCAAGGTTGGTCGCAGCCTTTACTTTACCACGCTAAACATTGCGTTTACGAAACGAAAAGCGAAGCGTTCAATGCTGGTCTTGAATTGCTTCTGCATCAAGTAAAGCAAAACAACGACGCGAAGAAATATGATAGCATTGTTGAAATACTTCAAGACGAACTTTGTCCTGTGGTTGAAAATCAATTATCTCTATTTTGACACCTTACAAACCAAACTACCTACCGCGTCAAGTTGAAGCGTTGAACTACCTTAACACAGATAGCATCGTTGAACAATTGTTATACGGTGGCGCGGCAGGGGGTGGCAAGACGAAGTTTGGTTGTATGTGGCAGATACAACGCCGTTTGAAGTACGCAGGGACACGTTCGCTTATTGGACGTAGCAAATTAGATACGCTTAAAAAGACGACCTTAAACACGTTCTTTGAAACTGCTGAGGAATTTGGATTGATAGCAAACAAACACTACACCTTCAACGGACAATCCAACGTGATTAAGTTCTTTAATGGAAGCGAAATTGTTTTGAAAGACTTGTTCGCTTACCCTTCGGACGTTAACTTCAACAGTCTTGGTTCGTTAGAAATTACAGACTACTTTATTGACGAATGTTCCGAAGTAACCGAAAAGGCGGTGAGCATTGTTCACTCCAGATGTCGTTTTAAGTTGAATGAATACAATCTTATTCCGAAAGGTTTTTTGTCCTGCAATCCGTCGAAGGGTTGGTTGTATAACGAGTTCTATATTAAGAACAACAGAAACGAATTGCCTTCACACCGCGCGTTTGTGCAAGCGTTACCGCAAGACAATCCGTTCTTACCTGTGGCTTACATTGAATCTCTTAGACGACTTCCTGAGTATGACCGCAAACGTCTGCTCGAAGGCAACTGGGAGTTCGACGACGACAGCGACAAGTTGTTTCAAACGGAGAACTTACTGAGAATGTTCCGCAACGAAGTAATCAATGAAGGCAAGAAGTACATAACAGCCGATATTGCGCGTTTCGGGAAGGATAGAACGATTATCTGCGTTTGGGAAGGGCTAACTATCATCGATATAATTGAACTTAATAGAGCAGCATTGGACGAAGTCGTTAACCGCATACGCGTCGTAACAAATACACATAACATTTTGTTACAAGATGTCGTCTGCGACGAGGACGGTGTTGGCGGTGGAGTGGTTGATTTTCTTAAATGTCGAGGGTTTGTCAACGGATCTAAACCGAAGCACCCACAATATCAAAACTTAAAGAGCGAATGTTACTACAAACTTGCTCAGTACGTTGAAGAAAACAAGGTAACGATTTTATCCAGTACGCGCAAAGAACAAATCATTCGCGAACTTGAAATGATTAAACGACACCGCGCAGACGTGGACGGTAAACTTATGGTAACTCCGAAGGACGTTATTAAGAACCGCGAAGGTATTTCGCCTGACGTTGCAGACGCTATAATGATGCGAATGTACTTCGAACTCAATCCAAGTTATGGACAATATGTTGTCGGATAATTCACCGAACTTTTCACCGAACTTTTCACCGAACTTGTGTAATTTAGCATAATGAAAAACATACCACTTTACGAAACGCTCAAAATGACATACGACAGAGAGCGCGAAATCGTTAATTCAATAGCAACCTACTTTCAACAAGGAAAGATTCTCGGAGATATACTTCTGGAACTTTCACAACGCAAAGACTTAAACGCAAAAGAGAAAATCTATTTAGCTTTAATGATAGGTTCAATGATGACTAAACCAAACGAAGATGGCAGAGAGCAAAACTAAGAAAGGTATCTGCGTGTACTTGCACAAAGACCTATGGAATGAGATTGACGAGAAGCGCGGAGAGAACAGTCGCAACACTTTCCTAAGCGAAGCTATCCAGTTCTCAATGAAGTTTTATATTCCCGAATCTAAAGTAAAATTGACAGAACAAAAGTAGAAAGAATAGCGACAGACGAAGTAACAACTAAAGCGTGGTTTCTGCGCTTTTTTTGTTTCTCCAATTTCTTTTTATCAGCATTCAAAGTGTTTATTTCTTCGGTCAATATGTTTTCCTTCTGTTCATAAGCAACCACCACTTCTTGTAAGTTGTCAATCTTTTGTTCTTCGATGTTAATTTGTTTCTTCAGGTTGTTAATTACCAATGAATCGGAAGCAATAACGCTATCGCAAGAGTTCACCAAATGGATAACATCCACAATAGTAATAGTATCTCGAATAATAATAGCAGAACGAGTTCTTTGATAGGTGGTTTTGGCTGTAAGTTGAGCATCTTCATAGGTTCGAAGTTGTTTGTAAAGTTCAATCTGTTCTGTAAGTAAGCGGTCATACTCGCCAGCGTTGTAGTTTATGATGCTATCTTGCTTTTGTACGTTTTCTTGTACGTTTTTTTTACGCGTACAACCCCACCAATTCCAACACAACACCAACCAAAGAATCGATGTTCCAATAAATAGCAGCAACGCTGCGAGTATATTTCTATTCATAAGATTTGTCCTTCGTGTATTCTTAAATTCTTTACGCTGTAATTTCCGTTTGTTCCTTTCTCTACTATTGCGAAGCCGTGATTATACTTCGAATAAGGGTTGTAGTCAGGACTTAATTCAGATAAGCAACCAACACCCCAACAAGTGATAAACTTGCCGTTAGCGTCCCTTTCGTTGTGTTCTGCTGTCTGGTGATGATGTCCGCAAAGCGCACTTACCTTCGTTTTCATAAACAACCCACGCGCTACGTTAACAGACGGAAGAAATTGCTTGCCGAATTCGTGACCGTGAAAAATAGACAACTTACCGATATTCAATTTGCTCTTGCCGTCAATCCAAGTGATGTTGTGTTTATCTAAATGACACAATGAAGCAAAGTCGAACGCGTCAATGTCAAACAACTCAGGCGCTTTTACTCTCATATAACGCCAGTAACGTTCTTCGTGGTTGCCTTCCTTATAATAGATGTGAGCCGTTGGAAATTGTTTGCGTAACGTGTCTACAAATTGACGCATTGCATACAACTCGTCTTTGAATTTTCTCTTACGTGGATCTTTGACAAAGTCGCTAATCATATGACAGTCTAATGCGTCACCATTTAGAATAACCGCGTCGCACCCTTGACGAACACCTTCGTTAATTGCAACAGTCAACGCTTCGTTGTCTTGATACGGAATGTGAACGTCGCAAAGAATCAAAAACTTCGTTCCCTTAACCTCAACGTGTCTGCGCTTTTTAGCATACGACTTCGGAAGGGCAAATGGGTTGAGTGGTCGTGGTTTTGCTTCAAACAATGACTTGTCCGTTGTTCTCTTTCTTTCAAGGTTACCATGCTTACCACGAATAGTGCGGATAAAGTCACGCGCGTGTTCTTCTGTTGTGTAAACTTCGGGATATTCTGCAAACAATTTCTTCGCAAGAGTGAGCGAAGGAGCGTCTTTGAATTTAGAACAAACTTCCTCAGCTATTAATCTCGCTGGTGTTTTCGGTGTTGCCATTCTTTGCTTGTTTTGTGAATCTCTCAATTACAGTACCACCAAACAAACCTGCGGTCAACAATGCTAATGTGTCAAACATTGCAATGGGACAAACGTAGGTTGTAAAAGTCGCAACATAAGTGAAAGCAATTAGGTTAATTGTAACAAATATAGCAACAATTCGTTTCGAACTAACTTTTGAACACGAACTTAACAAAGATATTAACCATTCTTTCATATTAGACGCAGGACAAGTTGAACAATAAGACCACCAACGACACCAGCAGCAGTTGCAATACCACTAAAACGAGCGACTTGTAAACGTTGGTTTTGAATATACTTGTCGTGTTTTTGAACCTTACTCACAAGACCTTCGATTTTCATTTCGTCATCACCAATAAGAACGTGATAAATGCGGTCTATCTTCTTATTCATATTCTGCAATTCCTCGTGTATCAAAGCTATCTCGTTTTCGGTATTCATGTCATTTGAAGTATAGTTGTATTTCTGCCTCTCTGCGTGTAACCAAACCATTTAAGACTTTACCACCGCCCTTGTTCCAAAGTTTGAAAGAATCTGCAATCGTTGGATCTTGTGGATTGATATTTAATTTCTTAAACACCGAAGAACGTTTAAAGCCACCCGTACCAATGTTGTACGCAAGTGAAACACAAGCACTGAATTGATTGTCGTTCAGTGGTTGTAAAATGAATGGTGCAATGGTTACCGCAAATTGGTCTATGATAAACTTCGCTAATTCATCTGCACGTTGTTGTGTGATTACATCACCATCTTTAACTTTTGTGCCGTCTTCGTAGAAAGTGTTTCCGAAACCAATCGTCCATATACCCGAAGGGCAGCGGTAACTTTTCAATCTACAACCTTCAAAACGCTTTATTAGAGCGTATCCTTCTGCGTTAACTTTCATTCACCAATCTTTTTATTTGTTTCTCTTTTCGAATTAAATACTTACGGAATTTCTCCTCGTAAATCTTTTGCTTAACCATGTCCTTTTTGCGTCCCCTTGTAGCCATGTGTTTTGTTATTCGTTATCTAAACCATCCTAAACCTGGTCTTCTATATTCGTATGGACTTCTATCACGTCCAGAACTAATCTCAAAAGCGTTAGACGGATAAACATTTGTCTGTGACCAAATTTGGTTTGTTGTGTTTGTCATATACTCAGGAAAGTCGCTAGAGTTATGACATAAATAATCAACCATTCTTTGTGTGTAAAACATCGCTTGTTGTCTTGCTTGATCGCGGTAGTTTTGCAAGTCTGTTTGTGAGATAGGTTGAGTGTCTTCGCTTGTGCGAATTACTAAACTTCCATTGTCCGTTTTAACGTACAAATGCGGCAATACTTCGTACATCGTCCACCACATTATCATGCGACGCAAGTAATTGTCCAGAAGGGTTGCGTATGCGCCTGCAATGTCATCGTTTACCACGTCTTCTTTGATACGGTTGTACAAATCAGTTCCTAAATACAACTGTGCATACTTGTCCTGAGACAAATATATTGCAGGATATAGAAGCAACGGATCAACCGAACCGTTAATCCATGTATATTTCTTGATGTAGTTTTCGTCAATGAGTAGAACTTCGGGTTGTAGTGCCATTTTTTAAGAGTATTTAAGTGAACCTCGTGTTGGTGTGTTAATTGGCGCAACACCTTCTGCGCCTTTTTGTGGTACGAAAGGGTTGTTACCTACGCGCTTATCGTTATTTAATCCGTCGTTAGGAAGTACACGACCTTTTGAATCTCTTTTACGAATGTAAATTTGACGCTTCCAAAAGTGATGACAAAACGCACCACCTTTCCAAATAAATATATTGTATGTTGAACTGCCTTCTGGTGCAAACTCTCCGTTTATTCCTGCGTCACTCATGTCCTGAATATCTTCAAAACGAAATGATAAACCCGATTGTGATAGGTCAACCATTTCTTGACAAAACTCACGACTATTTTCGCTTAAGTTTTGAGAGTAAGCGTAACGCAATTTATAAAGTCCTGTATCTCCAAAAGCAGACCTTTCGTCAGCGTTTGCGTAATTGCGAACACTCATGTAGTCTTGTCTGAAATTAGCTTCGTTTTCGGGTTCTGTTACATCTTCTTCACTAAGCAACTCCCACTCGTCTAAATCGACTAATTCAGCTTTCTCTTTTAGCGCGTTAATCCAAAGGCGACCTTGTTCGTCTGAAAAGTCATTCTCAGCAGCAACTACTTTTTTTTTTAATTCAGCAGTTTGAACCGTTGGTTGAACAACAACTACTTCGTCGAATACGCTGTTCATTGTGATAGTTAAATCACTTCCAAGAATAGGCGCGAATGTGTTTGTGATGATTCTTTGGTATGGCTTGATAACTTGGTTGTTGAATATCTCCATACCAACCAACATTTCATCTTTGTTACTTCCGAATCCTGTTGTATCTCTAATTCCGTGAATCAACGGCGACACAACACGGTGTCCTACCATGATTTGCTTCGCTGTTTCTTCTGATAAAAATTGATATTGCTTGTCTGCGTCACTAAGTGGAAACGATTCGATTTGTGGAGCGCGTGTAGGATCTTCGTTGAACGTCATTAAGAACTTTCCTGCGTTACTTGCACCGCTCAATCTTGTTTCCCACTCACGACGTATTGCCTCGCGTTCTTCTTTCTGCGGTATTCCGTTTAAGAAGTTAATAATGAACGAAGGAAATAAACCATTCAAGATATTGTTGACGTGGTATAGTCCCATTTGATAAGACAACTCAACGTAGTTTAACGCTCCGAAGTAATCAGGCTTTGCGTAGTACGAACTTCCTGCCATCATTCCGTGAGCGTAGATAACTTGTCGCGGTTGTTCTTCCGCTTGTGAAGGATTGAATGCAGGAATGAACTCAGGCTTTCCTTTTTTGCTGCGTGAGTTTGCCCAATCTTTTGAGTACCAAATGCCTGTGATGTCATCTTCTTCTTTGTCGTAAGCTAAACGACAATTCTCAAAAGGTAAGTGGTTGATTTTAACAACGCGTGTGAAGTCCATTGACCAAATCACTTCGGCAACAAATGCACCTTGTAACTTTAAGTCGAACGCAATACCTTGCAAAGCGTTGTCAAGAATAGTTCCTGTACCTTGTCCTTCAATCATATACGCAATTGAGTTTGTCAATGCGTTGTGAATAGGACTGTTATAATAAAGCGTGATTAGGTGTTGTGGAAATAAGTTGTTGTAACCGTAGTCAATCCAACCTGCACGATTGTCTTTTTCAACCGCTTCAACTGGCTGATACATTGATAGGTTTATTGCTTGAATGTTATTTTCCATATTATGCACCTGTATATATTACGTCAACGGGAATCGTTGGCGAAGAAACGTCGAAGTAAATTGTTCCGTCTTGAAGAATCATTGAACCACGTTCAACAAGTCCAACAACGGAAGCGTTTGTCGGATCTAAATTGCTGTTGCTGTTTTGTCCGTACACATCGTACTTGTATTTACCAGCGTCAACAAGACCAACTGTTGTCAAACGTATTTTAGTAACACGTTCATTTTCGTTTATTACGGTAACGACCTGAGCAAGTTGTTCACCTGTCATTTCGTAAGTCATAACAAGTAGGTAGTGTGTAAAGGCTACATTGAAATAGGCACGTCCTTCGTCTAACGAAAGCCACGCGTCTTGATTCGCTGTATTTGTGTTTAGGTAAACCATTCTAACTGTTCCTTTACGTTAAAATTACAACACGTAGGGACGTTTTGTCCCTATGTGTGTAAAAGTTTTTTTAGTCTGTTATAATTACAGAAGGAGCGTCAGCTAATTTATAAGCACGCTTTGGAGTTTCGTGTGTGAAAGCCAAAGTGTATCCGTTAGCGTCACCAAGTGCCGTTCCTGTTGCTGCTGTTCCTGTTGAAAGGTCAGCACCATTTTCAATACCTATCGCCCACCAATTGTTGTTGGTATCTTGAACAAATACAATAACACGAACAGTAGCTACATTTTGCAATTCAAGACGCTTTGGAGCGCTTAATTTTTGCATCATAATGTTTACCGTCTGCGTGTAAAAAATAGTACCTGCATCGCGATTAAAATTGATTGTTTCTTCGAAAGAACCTGTTTGAGTAGGTAGTTCGTAAGTGTAAACTTCATTTTCATTATTTACAACAATTGAAGTTATAACTTCAGTTCCTACTTCATATACGATTGAATCGATATTTGTTTTATCTAACAAAACGATTTGCTTAATTCCACCGATGCCGTCTTTGCAATCGAGTGTAAATCCTGTGCTTAATTCACATGCCATATTTGTATGTTTTTATTAGCACAAAAGAGGGGTGGTTTTTATGCCACCACCTCTATTATGCAAGGGTTAGAATGGTCTGATTATGCGTTGTAGTAAGCGATTTCGTTTCCGATACCGAACTGAACACCAGCGAAGAAAGAAGCAGCAAAACGTACGTTGTCAGAAAGGTCATACTGATACATATCCAAAAGAGCAACGTTATTCCATTGATCCATCAAGTTAGTACCAAACCAAAGGTTTGACTTTTGTGCAAATACCATAGTATCATCTGACATACCTGGACACTCGATAATATCATACTGTCCGTTCCAAGTCATCTTAACTGCTTCTCCTTGATACAAGTAGTAACCTGTTCCAAGAGCAAGAATAGCGTTACGATAAGCCTCAGCAACGTTAGAAGAAATCATGATAATTGGCTTCTCAGTAGCACGACGAACGCGAACTGGTAAAGCAGCAACTAACAATTTAATTTTAGCAATTACGTTAGCCTCTGTGATAGCAACAGGCGTTGCAACAGCATTAACACCACTTCCACCTGCAGAGAATAATGTTTCAAATCCATCATACTCACCAGTTGTAGCGTTAACTCCTTGCCACATTACACGCTCGTTGTTAGCTGCAATACCAGCCATCATATTAGCTATGATTGCATCAGCTAAAGAAGCGTGCAATTGTCCATCTTGTTCTGACTTAGCTTCCCAATCTTTCAAGAAATCATTCTTACAAAGTTGACGTTGAACTTGGAATTTTTCCAAAGTCAAAATACGCTCACTTAATGCAACTGTTCCAAGTGGAGTAAAGTCACAAGTAGGTGCTTCGAAAGTAATGTTGTCAACTAATTTACGAACAACTTGTTTGTACTCAATGTTCTCTTTGAATGTAACTGCAGCCAAAGACTCGTTACTTAAAAACGCAGCACGGATATATCCTGCAGCTGCTGTACCAGCAAATGTTGAGCTGATAGGGTTTGGTGATAATGTAGTAGCCATTTTTTATTATTTATTTTTTTTATTTATTTAGATGAAATACAAAACGCTCCTCAGCATTCATCTTATGATAAGACTTTGTAGGTACGTTGTTTTTTGCTTGCTTTACTTCTTTGATTGAAGTAGCGGCAGGCTGCGCGCTTAATTTTGTTACTTCAGAAGAAAGATTCTCGTTCGCTTTTTTAGCGTCAGCAAGTTCGCTTTCTAACTTAGCAACCAACGACAAAAGTCCTTCAACCTCTGCGCTTAGTGATTCAGTAGCTTGTTCTTCAGCTACAACCTCAACAGGTGCAACTTCCGCTTCTGGTGCTTCTTCAGCAGCATCAGCAATTTCTTCAACAAGACCTCCTGTAACAGTTACAACAAGACCTTCTGCTGTTGTGTATTCACCGTCCATTAACGCGACCTCGTTGCCGTCCATGTCTTTAGCGAATGCACGAACACCAACTGCCCAAGCGTCGCTGTCTGAGTAGATACTCGTTCCGTCTGCAAGAATCGCCTCAACCATTTGTTTAACCTCAACTACTTCTTCAGCAGATAGGCTAACATTGTGTTTTGCGAATAGTGCATTTACTTTTTCTCGTAAATTCATATAAGTATTTATTAAATGTTTAGTAGCTAAATAGAAAAACTCGTATATTTGTTTCACAATTCGGCTTTTCATAGGTTGATTTTGATTTTTAGGTTTGACGAGGGGAGTAGTTACCCCTCGTTTTTTTTAACCTAAATTGTCAAGTATTGTGTTTAGCGTCTTCATTTCGTCCTCTGTCAATCCATAAGACTTGAACCCCATTTTACCGCTCTCGTTTGTTATCTTGGTGAGTGCGTTGAGAAACAGGGTAGCATCGTCGTTGAATAGTTCGACCTTTAAGAACCCCCCTGCTTCGATGTTCATTTAGTCCTCTTTCAAAAGGTCGTTTAATTCTTCAAGGATGGCTGCAAATTCTTCGTGTTCGCTTAAATACATTTCTTTCTCAACGGTAAAGTTTCCTTCGATTGAGAAACCCAACACTTCTTTGTTTTGAATCTGTTGTTTCACTTCGTCGTTCTCCACCTTCATGCAACCAAACCACGTTCCTTCTGGAAGGTCAAACCCGAAGTTTTTCGACTTGTCGTTCTCGCCTTCGATTATCCATGTTTCAACCAACGACACCCCTTCAACAACTTTTGCGTGTTCAACCGTTGCGTTGTTTGTCATGTTTTGTTTTAGATAGTTGTAAGCAATAGCGCGAATAGTGTCCTTCGAATACTTAACGTAGTATTCTTCTTCGGTCTTGTCGTCACGTCGGTAAATTAGTTGGTCGGGAATCAATAACGCTCCGTAAAGAAGTCCTCTGAAATCTTCTTTGAACTTTACCGTGTGTTGTTCGCTTAACGCTACGAAATCAACTCCAATAGCAGGTTGTTCTACTACGGAAATGGCGAACACTCCGAGCAAACCCTCGTCGTCCACTCCGTATTCAATTACTTTAATTTTTTTCATTTTTTATCCTCCAAGTTTAGATTGATTTTGAATTAATTGTTGTGCTTCTAAATTGCTGCTCACTTGCGTTCCAACGACGTATGCCTGAAGCGGTGGTTGTTGTTGGTTGGGTTGGTTGCCGACAAAGGCAAAGTTCGCAGGTGAAGGAGCGTTTGTTCCGTTATCTCCGCCACTGCCTGCGCTCATATTTGTTCCAGAAGGTGGTGTTGCTGCTCCGTATTCCGTCTTTGCAATCTTTATAACGTTAGCTAATCCCATTGCACCAACGATTGACGCTTGAATAATACGAGCCGTTGTTGAAGGCATTGTCTTGTCGTTTAACGCTCTATTTATACCGCCATAAGTATCGATTACAGCGGACGCGTAGTTCAATGCTTTTTGAATCTGAAATTGTTTCTTAGACTGTTGTTGCCCTTTCTTTGTAAACGCTTCGTTTAATGCTGTTAAAGCGTCTAATCCAGAACTTGCAATGTCTAATCTTTGCAACATTTGAAGCCTTTGTTTTTCGGCTAATTCTTTTGCATTTGCTTCTTGCGCTTTTTTAAGTTTTTCTTCTTGGGAAAGAATTGTATTTACAACAATTTCATTAAATTCAATTTTCTTAAGACCTAAAGACTGAACTTCTTGAAATTGTGTTTTTGCTCTTTTTGTATCTTGTTTATCTTTTTCTAATCTTTTTAAGTCCTCAACAGTTGTTTCGGTAGCAATTGCAAGTTTAGCATTGCGAATAATTTGTTCTTCTTCTAAAAGTTTGTTTAATTCTGCTTGAAGTTGTTTTTTTCTATTTTCTTGAAGAATTTCAAATTTTGTTTGTTTATCTCGTTGAGAAAAATTTTGTCTTGCGTCAGTTAGTATTTTTATGTCAGTTACACGTTGAGCATCTAATGAGGCTTTAATCTCTGTTTGCTTTTGAGAAATAACCGCAAGTTGTTGCGCTCTTAAATTTTCAAATTCAGCAATTGCTTTTTCTCTTTCTTGTTGTTCTTTATATCCTGCAATAGTTAACTCTCTGGCTTTTTCAATTCCTTTTAATCTATCCGCTTCGCCTTTGTTAGTTATTCCGCTTAACAAGTTACGCATCTCAATTAACTTGTTCTCTTTTTCACGAATTATATTAATGTCGCCAGTTGTTCTTGCGATTGCAAGTTCGTTCTCTGCAACTGTTATATTATTTCGTGCTTTCTCCTTTTCAAGTTCAAGCGTCTTAAAACTTTCTCCGTATAACGTTTTTTCTTTGTTAATACGAGCGTCTAAAATTTGATTTTGTTTGTCTAAAACAACATTTCCTTCTTCAAGTTTTTTAACCTTTTCTGCCGTTCCATTTATTAAATCACCAATTTCTTTGTAGTAAACAATCATGGCAGCTAATGCTCCTGCTGCTAAAAAGAAAGGATTAGCAAGTACAGCCTTTCCAAGATTTGCAAGTCCTTTTGTAAGACCACCAACTTCTTCTCTTAATGTCTTAAAATCAATACGACCAACTGCCGCACCCATTCCACTCAACGCTTGTCCTGCGCCTTTTAAGTCAAGCGACATAAGACGTGAACCAAACAAACCAACATTGTTAGAAAGACCTTCGAAAGCGTTACCTGCGTTAGCACTAATCTCAGCACCTAAGTCGGAAATGTTGTCCTTTAATTCGGCTGCTCTTTTTGAAGCTACTTTGAACGCTTCGCTGGTTTGATCCATCGTGAGCAACTGATTATTCAGCGCACGAAGTTCTGCCTTTGCACTTGTAAATCCTTTCGCTGTATTTTCTGCCGCTTCACTCGTCTTATTAAGGACGGTGACCGCGTTGGTGGTTACAACTAAATCTATTGTGTTTGCCATTATGAGAGTAGTTTATATAAAATAAATATCCAAATGGCTACGTTTACGGAAATGCGTGTCACTTTCCAAGCGTAGTGCTTCCACATTTCCAACTTACGTTTGCCGTTAGCAATACGTCCGAACTCGCTTTGACTTTTTATGTTCAACTTAATGAACTCTAAACAAGCGACCATAGCACCTGATTTATTTTCCATGTTTATCATGCTCGTTCTATTATTGCGTTAACAACAGATGCGGTGTTTGCGGTGAAAACAATAGCACTTCCAATACCTATGTTAGTGCCTAATGTGTAAGGACTGCCGTCGTCAGTAATTGTTATGACAGGACTATTCTTTACGTTGTCAATTTTGTTGATTATTAAGCTATAAGGTGCGAAAACGGTTACGCTTAAACTGCTCATGAAGTCAATAGTCCACGTTATTGTGTTGTCGTTTTCACTATCAATCTTCCAGTTGCTTCCGTCACTTACCAAAGTAATTACACTTCCAGTTGTTTTCATTACATACGTCACCGCACTTTCAATCTTTTGACCTGTGTATGCGTAAAGCGTTGCGCCATAATCGTCACTTACTAACTTGATACTGATTATCGTGCCGCGTGTTGTTTGTGCGGACGGAAGGTAAACGTCAATATCTGCTGCTAAGTCAGTAAGTAAAATAGTTCTGTCAAAATTCGTTACGACATAGTCTGTGCTTACTGACCTAACTGGTTGACTAATCGCACCGCTGAAGTTAACAGGCGCACCGAATCGTGTTGGTGCTAACGAAGGTACTTGTTGAGTGATGAAGGAACGTGTTCCGTTGTTTGGCTGTGAGAAACAATCGTTCTTTGCAGAGTTCCAGTTGTAGCCAAAACGAAGACAACAATCTTGCGTTACTACCGCAGGATCTCCGTTCGGTGTTTCCCAATTTAACGATTGGTCAAGGTTAGCCGATACAGGTACAATATCGCAATCGTTGTTGATGTCGAGAACGCGAATAAGTTTGACCTTCGTCATATCTTGCTCACCTACCACATAACCGCTAATTTCTAACACTCTCCACCAAGAATCTATTATCCAAATCTTGTCTGAAAATTGAAACGTAAATATGTCGTTAAGCGTTAAGGCAAACATACCCTCTAAGATGCGTGCTTGTCCGTCGAATAGTTCACGGTAATAGTTTCTCCAATAACGATTGTAAAGGTTGTTGTATGGATTAGCAACGATTGTGTGAATAGGTACTTCGGGAGCAAAGTTCAAGTCGCTATCTGACACCGTTGCGTTCATTGTCGAGTAGTTGTTTAGACACTTCACAGCCGTTTGAATTACGTCACCGCTTACCTCATCGTACATATTTACAAAGAAGTCAGCAAAGTAGTAAAGTATGCGCGGTTTCGGTTGTACGAATTGACCTTCTGCGTTGGTGAAAACAGGAACAACTACGTCCGTGTTTTGTACAGGTGCAGAAGGTGTAGACGCGAATGACAATTCAACCTTTTCTTCGCCAGTTGCGAACTCGTTAATTACTTCAAAATCTGATTCCGTTACTTCATATCTTCCGTAGATGCGTCCATTGTCTTTGTAGACTGAATTATAATAGTCACCGTCTTCGGTGTATGTAAAACTAAACTTCGCCTTTTGCAAGTCGGTTGTTGGCGAGTACATGATGTCTTTTGACAAGTCAAGTTTCTGCGACCAATCGAGCGTGTTACCGCTTGCGATATACTCAACCATTGGTTCTATTCGAAGCGTGTTTGGTAGCGTCTTGTCGGCAACGAAGACAAGGTTGAACATCTTTTGAATCGACGTCATGAAATCAATTTGCTTCATATCTGGAGCGTTGAATTCCATTAAACAAGTATCTCCCGTCAATGATGTTCCAACGCTTACAAGTTCAACTCCTGTTCCTGTGTAATCATTTGCTCCGTTACCTACAAATTCAATATCAAATGTTGAAGTGTTATAAACTCCACTAACACCTTCGATTTTTATTTTCAAAGTATCTCCTGCGTTTAACAAAAGAGTGACTGTATTGTCTTTTAAAAAAGTGTGTGAATATAAATTTGAATTGTCTACAAAATTGCTAAATGTAGAATCTATAAATACATCGTTGACGTAATAGAAATAACTCAAAATTAAATCAGTTACATAGTTGCTTCCTGAAGAAGTTGCCGTTCCATTTGCCCAAATTCGAAAAGTAAATTGACCGCTAAAAGGCGCTGTATAAATTCCACCGCTCCAATCATTTTCAGCGTCTTCATATTCGGTTAATGGCAAGTATAGATTTTTAATGTTATTTGTTGGTGTAAATGTAAACGTTTGATTTGTTGCGTAAGCTAACGTACTCGCAACGTCATTTAAGCCCAAAGCACTATTCAAATACTGACCATTCACAAAAGGAACGTAAATATGGTCTAAGATTGTTGAAAGATAATCACTTGTATATTGAATACCTGCATCGTTCATTATTTGATTAAACAAATAGTCAGCGCGT